GCGCTGAGCGCCACGATGGGCGTGAACACCGGCCACTACGTCGCTCGCCCCTACACCCAGGTCGGCACCTCGAAGCAAGTGGGCAAGTTCTCGGACGCCCCGCGCATCGGCTCAACGACCATGGGCTCCGCAGGCTCGACCTACCCGAACCCAATCGAGGGCTCGCTCGTACAGGCCCCAGTCTGGATCAGCGAGGGTACGGTGGCTGAAGGCACCCGTGCCCTGCTTCCTGGCGTCTGGTGCCCGTGCCATGACCACCCGCTCACTGACGGCGACACCTTCAGCGGCACGGGCATCCTGGCAGGCCGCACCTTCGAGGCAGTCGACCTGCAGGCTGTCGGCGCGCAGCAGTGTTTCATCGAGACCTCGGACACGTGGGGCGGATTCTGACGTGGCTGACCTGGGCGCCATCGGCGTTCACCGCCGGAACCACTTCGCGAAGGCGCTCGACGTGTGGGCGGCAACGAACGCCGTCGCCATCAAGTGCCCGCGCGTCGGGGGTTCGGTCACGCAAGGGCTCACGTGGTGGGCCTACAAGTTCCACCCGGGCGGCTCGCGCACGGCGGAACTGAGTGGCGTCGCGCTCAAGGCGGGGCTCCCCGTCCCTGACGCCATCGTGCGGCTCTACTACCGAGTGACCGGCGGCATCATCGCCGCAACGCGCACGGCTGGCGACGGCACGTTCCTGTTCGGCGGGCTCGACGCAGCGGACACGTCGAACTACTACGCCGTCGCGCTTGATCCGGCGAACACGGAGAACGCGCTCGTCCTCGACCGACTGACGGCGGCATGAGCTATACCCCGCCGGCAGCAAACGCCCTGGTCTTCGACTGGGACGGCTCCCTCTACACGGTCACGCCGGGCAGCGCGCTGTTCAGTTGGGATCGCGGCCGGGCGCTGGGCATCAACGCCGCCCCGACCTTCGGCACCCCCGGGCTCCGGCTGACGCAGCCGGTCAGCGGCTGGCAGGCGGCGTACTTCGGCAACCCAGGCAACACGCCGCTGTTCGCGGCCCCTTTCACCTGGGTGGCCACGACGTTCGGCCTCGCGAAGGTGCCGAACAACGAGATCGGCTTCCAGACCGGAGCGCGAGGTACGCCGTTCGGCATCAGCTACGGCGCGACGAAGTCCCACGAGACTCTGGACGTGGGCACGGGTGCCCCCGTGCTCGGCGGCTTCGCCACAGCCGCGTCTGCCTCACACGCTTCGACGCTCGCTGCCTACGCGGCCTGGGCCGCTGAGCTGGGCGTCGACCCGACTGACTCGCTCGGCGGCAACGCGACCGGATCGAGCAACGGCTCGCTGGTCGACTTGGGCTTCCCGCCGCTGCAGAACAGCGCCGAGACCCGCATGTTGTTCGCCACGCGGGGCGTGGCGTTCTACCGGAAGTCTCCGGAGGACACGACCATCGCCGCCCGCACGATGGTAGGTGACTCGCCCGGGGGCCAAGAGTCGCAGACGATCTACTGCACGGCTTCGCCGCCGTCGTTGGTCATCAACGTAAAGAGCGCCACCGCGGGCAGTGGCCGCGTCACCGCCTCGAAGTGGCAGAAGACTGCCGACGAGGCGATCCTCTATATGCGCAACGACGACGGCTCGGGCGGCTACCCGCTGTCGCTCGCGCTGCGCATCGGGCGCGGCACCCTGGAGGTCGTCGCCGAGAGGGAATACGCCACAGCCGACACGCCACGCTTTCTGGTCTACACGACCAACCAGTACGGCACGATGGCGACGTACATCGGCACGAGCCTCGCCGTCTCGGGCGGCATGGCCTCGGTGCTCAGCACGATGGGCGTATACCAGTTCAACGCCAGGGATGACGTGCTCGACTGGGCGTTTGCCGCCGGAAGCAAGGTGACGCGCGTCGGCCGACCAAAGGTCAGCGGCGCGGTCAGCGACGTGCGCGACTTGGCCACGAACACCAAGGCGCTGGGCCTGTTCGACGGCGGGCTGATGGACGCAGCGAGCCCGTCCATCGGGCGAGTCGAGCACTCATACAACACCTGGGCAGCCGAGATCGGCGTGGACCCTTATACGTCGCTGAGCGGCGGCATCTCGGGAGGCAGCGCGCATGCACTGCTCGACCTCGGCCTCGCCCCGTTGGAAGGAGGCACCGAGACCCGCATCGGCGTGTCGTCCGCTGGGGGTGTGGCGCTCTACAAGGGCACCATCGCCGATACGAGCGCCATTGACTACCCAGTAGGTCTTGCCCTCACGCCAGGGCAGGAGCGCCTGCAGCGCTGGTTCGGCACAGTGTCGACGCCCTCACTCATCCTGTCCGCCAACCGGCCGGCGGAAACAAGCGCGACGGAAATCGCGGACATGTTCTGGCAAAAAGCGGGCGCGGGCGAGGACGCTGTAGCCATCCTGCGCTTCGACACCGCGCCGGTTGCCGCTGGAGGGGTCACCGTCGCCTACCGCTTCACCCCCGGCGCGGTGCAGGTCGTGGCTGAGCGAGTCGCCTCGTCGCTCCAGCACTGGTTCCAAGTTACGGCCTTCGAGCAAGACGACGACGGCGCGGGCTACTTCATCGAGCCGAACACCGAGCCCGTGTTGTCGGGCGGCATGTCCGCTTCGATTGACATCAGCTACCCCACCGCAGCCTATGAGTGGCGCTCATTCATCGCGCTGACCACGGTGCGCGCCACCGGCTCGCAGTTCGGCAACGTGGGCGCCCCGCGCGCCCCGCACCTTGTCGAAGTCCAGCCCACCGGCCAGCAGCTCGCCCCGACCTTTGGCACCCCGAACGCCCGTTACGCCTGGGGTCCGCCTTGCGTACCGGACGGCATCGCGCCGACCGTGGTGTTCGGCACCCCGCGCCGCAGCACCCTCGGCGTCGCAACAGGCATCGCGCCCACGACCCAGTGGGGCCTGCCGCAACGGCTGCTGATCGCCCGCGGGTTCCGTTCGGGCGGTATGGGCCGTCCAGTGGCCACATGGAGCGGCATCCCCAACTTCCCACAGACCGCGCGGGCCGTGGCCTTCGACCTGACCCGCTTCGGTCTGCCGTTCGTGCCGGGGATGGACGTGGTCGGCCGCGCCACGTCGCTGCACGCCACGGCCTTCGGCCTGCCGCGCGTGGACGGCGTCGGCGAGCACCTGACTGCGACGGCCCTGGCCTTCGAGGTCACCCAGGTCGGCACCCACCGGGCGCTGCGCCAAACCGAGCACGGGGCGGTGTTTATCGCCCCCGGCAACTTCGGCACGCCCACCACGAAGTCCTACGCCACCGCCACGGGGGCGCAGACGGGCCAATTCGGGGCTGCGCGGGCCTCGCGGCGGCAGACCCAGGCTGGGGTGGCCCTCACGGCGTTCGGGGTCTCCAAGGCCCGGGTTTCCCAAACAGTCGCCGCCTGGACGCCCAGCACCACGTTCGGGGCCGGGAAAACCCTCGGCACGGCCCACGCCCCCGGCTTCAGGGCCACGCTGTTTGGCACGGCCCTGGCAGCGGCGGGGCAACGGGCGGCGGGATTCGCGGCTGCACGCTGGGGCACGCCGTCGACCTACCGGCCCAACACCTACCTCGCCCAGGGCCTCAACGCCGGCCCCAGGTTCGGCCAGCCCTACACCGCCCCGCTCCAACGGGCCACCGGCCTGTACGTGCCGGCCCGGTTCGGCATGCCCATCGCCGCGCGCGAGCGCCTGGGCCAGCGGGCCAGCGGCTTCGTCGTGGGCAACTTCGGCACACCCAGCACCCACTGGCGCGTTCACGCGCGTCACATCGCCCCGAGCACGACGTTCGGCGCGCCCACCATTTCGAGGAGCATCCTATGCTGACGTTCGACAAGTTCCGGGGCATCAACAACATCGCCCCCAGCGAGCGGCTCAAAGCCAACGAGCTGCGCATCGCCACCGACGTGGACATCGACCTGACCGGCGGGCTGCGTCGGCGGCGCGGCTACAGCGAGGTCGTGGCCGAGTGCTACAAGAACCTGTGGCAGGCGGACGGCTTCATGCTGGCCACGCGCAACGGCGACCTGATCTCGCGCTTCCCGAACGGCACCGTGACCACGCTCTACAGCGGGCTGAGCGTGGCGCGCGTCTGGTACTGCAACCTGCCTGACGGCCGCGTGTCGTTCAGCAACGGCAACATCAACGGCATCACGGACGGGCTGACGATGACGGGCTGGGGCGTGCCGGTGCCCGCCAGTGTCGGCGCGTTGACCGACGTACCTGGCTCGCTGTTCGCTGGCGACTACCAGTGGATGCTCACGCACGTGCGGCTGGCCGACAACGCGGAGGGCGGCAACATCCTGTCGAACCCCGCACCCGTCACGCAGGGCGGCATCCTGCTGACGGGCCTGCCCACCCTGGCCGGGTACAAGACGAACGTCTACCTGACCAGCCACAACGGCGGCGATGGGTTCCTGGCCGGCAGCACGACCGGCTCGACCTTCACCTACGTCGGCGAGAACAACGCACTTACCACGCCCTGCCGCACGGACCAGCTCATTCCTGCGCCGGTCGGCACCGTGCAGGCATTCTGGCGTGGCCGCGCGCTGGTGGCGCAGGGCTCGGTGCTGTGGGCCTCGCTACCGAACCGCTGGGAGCTGTTCGACCCGCGCCGCGACTTCAAGCAGTTCACCGCCGACATCACGCTGCTGCAGCCGGTGGACGACGGGATCTACGTCGGCACCGAGAAAGAGCTGGCGTTCCTGCGCGGCGTGGAATTCGACAAGCTGGTCTACAGCCAAGTCGTCGCGGGCCGCACGGTGCTGGGCTCGGGTGTCGAGGTGCGCGGCGAGCAGATCAAACGCGGCGACAGCGTGGGCGACGGGCGGGCGATGGTATGCATCGCCGACCGCCTACTGGTCGCCGGATTCAACAGTGGCGCTGTCGAGCGGCTGACTGAGGGGCGCTACGCCACCGACGTGACCGAGGTGTCGGCCACGTTCCGCGTCGAGCGGGAGATCCCGCAGTACATGGCGGTGCCGCAGTGATCAACGACCTTGCGCGCCTGGGGTGCCCGCCGCCAATGGTGCGGGTGCATTGGCCCGACAAGTCCACTACGTCGGACGGCCTGCTGCCGTCGCAACGCCAAGGCGTCCACGACCTGTTCGCCCGGTTCGTCGCGGAGTTCGAGCCGACGCGCATGGGCTACCGCTCGCGTGAGCGCCAGCTTGCAGACGGCACGCGCGTGCGGATCATGAACATCGGCGACCTGGACTTCGTGGACGTGTGGCCCGTTGGCCAGCCCACCGAGCCGCCGCTGGCCGGCATCGGTATCCTCTTCACCACGCTCGCAGGGCTGGCCGTCGAGGGCTGGCGCAAGGAGACCTCACCCGGGGTCTTCGTGCCCGTGCCCGCACTGGTCATGTCAGGCGGGGAAGGGCGCTGGCGTGCCATCCGCCTGGAGGAGATGATCGGTGGGCACCTGCTATGGCGCAGGCCGGCTTCCTACCGCTGGATCGGCGCGAGCATCGCCGGCCCGTTTTGCACGCGCATGAACCTGACGGTGCGAGCGATGCACGTGCCCAGCGCCATCGCCCCGCCGTTCGTGGCCGAGTCGTCGGTCGGCCGGCGGCTGTACCACATCTCCCCTTCGAGCGGCAGTGCGGTGGTCTGGAGTGGCCCCGCAGCTGCGCTGTTCGGACTGCAGGACAAGGTGACGCTGGACACAGGCGACTACATCGGCCCGATCACCTACAGCCTCACGCTGCCGCTGCCGCTGCTGGCTGACCGCCGGCTGGCGATCCACCCGGAGGGCACGAGCGCGGTGGCGGTGGGCGACGACAAGGACACCCTGGTCCGCTTCGTGTTCGACCCGGCGAGCACGGGCACGTTCTCCGTGGAGGCGGACATCACCGGCGTACTCACGCCCACCGCCGACGAGGTGGTGGCCTCGGGCGTGAAGACGGTGACCGTCGCGGGCGGGTGCCAGCTGCAGCCTGTGGTCTGCCAGGGGTACTACGTGCGGGGCATCCCCCCAACCACCGAGGTTTTCTCGCGAACGCTCAACCTGATGGCCCGATGGGAGGAGACCAAGACCAGCCTGACCTACTTGGCCGACACCGACAAGAACGAGCTGTATGGCATTCACATGGACCTCGACGGGTCTGAGGTCCAGGAGGTGCTCGGGACCACCAAATTCCTCACCTACTCAGGGGGCAACAGCGTAAGGATCGAGGAGGGAGTTCGCGACTTCGGCCCCAACGTGCAAATAGACGTGATGAGCATTTACAGCTCATTCAAGGTCCGCCCCCCGACCAAGCTGACCACGACGGACGAAAACACCCAACGGTGGGACCAGACCACCACGGAGGAGATCAACTTCGGGTGGGGGACGTTTGCGCGCCTAGAGGAACGTCTGTACCTCCACGAGACTGTGAAGCGAGTAAGCGCCGAACAATTCAAAGCAGTGCCCCCTCTGCCCGACATGGGAGGGAGCCCCCACATCCTCTTCATCTTCTCATCCAGCACGCTGACCTTCTTCACGTCGGTCAGCGGAGAGGCGACCATCCCTTGCGACCTAACCGGTGCGTACGAGATGTACTCCGTAAGGCACTTCGAGGCGGAAGAACTGGTCGAGAGCGCGTCAGCTGAATACTCGGGCCGGATCGACCGGACCACGCGCACGCTGCTGTGGCACGACCCCGAGATGCGCTTCACCGCCAGCGTAGACGTGGCAATCGGCCACGCGATCAACGGCACGCAAGACCTGGGCACGGACCCCGAGATGCTCTGGCCCCCGGCCATCGGCGACCTGTCGGCCTACATCACGGAGACCCAACGCACCGTGAAGCTGGTGCTGCGCCAGGACGGCGTGGAGGTCTTCTCGGCGGACATCCCGCCGTTCGCCACGAAGGCCACGATGCGTGAACGGGCCACGCGGGTGCTGCCGACCTACACGCTGACGGAGGAGAGCGAAGAGAAGTGGACGACGAAGTTCGCGGACCTGACCACGACGACCGGAGCATGGGGGCCGACAGGGCCCGACGCACACTACATCCTCAGCCTGTCTCCTTCCGCCGCAGACGGAAGCTACAACGCTTCTGGCGGGGCCGGGGGCATCGACCACTACTCCACCCCCAGCCTGCCGGGATTCGATGACGCGGTCTATTTCCACAAGTGGTACGGAGCCCCGTACTCGACCCAACCGCTGTTCGCCATTCGCCCTAACCAGACTACGCCCGACACATTCGGCAGGCCAGTCGACGAGCGAGTGCCGGTCGAAATTCCCCTGGGGAGGGCGATCTTGAAGGCTCAGATCGGAGACCTGCACACCGCGATAAACGACCCTGTAGGTCCGCCAAGCCACTACAACTTGCTGGGGCCGACTTCCTGGCTCCCGTCCAGCACGATGGCTTACCAAACCTACGAGCAGACGGACACCTACGAGGTACACTCGCCACCATCGTCCCCTGCGACGATACCACTTCCCTTCGACACCGCACGTGACGAAGTGGCGGACCCCGTTGACCCCGTGTTACTCTTCACGGCCAAGGCCGCGAAAGACCCGATCTCTGGCGGCATCGTCATCCATATCGACTTCGACGGCTCCGAGTACCAAGGCGGGGCCACTGGCGACAAGAGCTGGACGTTCGCGGTCTCGACCCTCGGCGTCACGCCCCTGCAGAAGGTGCTCGGCATCCCACTCACCACTCAGCTCAAGCTGAAGGACAACGCCACAACCTCACTGGTCTCGATATGAGCAACGCCATCGTCATGAACACGCTGACCGGAGCCGTTACTGAGTACGCCGGCTTCGACTTCCACGCAGTCACGCCCACGCACGGCGGGTCAGCGGTAGGACTCTATGCATTCGGTGGCGAGCGAGACGTGGCCTCAACAATCGTCAGCGAGGTACGCACCGGCCGCACGCAGATGGGCACGCCCGTGAAGAAGCGCCCCGGCTGCGTGTACTTCACCCTGCCCATCGGCACGGGCACGGGCGCACTGGTAGTTGAAGCTGCCGCAACCTACGAGTACCCCGTCGTGATGCGGGCAGGCCTGGAGGCCAGGGGCACGCCCGGCAAGGGCATCTTCGAGACCCTGCTGGGCTTCGGATTCAAGAACACTGCTGGCCAGGACTTCGCGCTCGACAAGATCAGCGTGGAGTTGGCCAGTTCCACGACCCGGAGGATCTGAACATGGGCGCCGTAGCCGACTCAGTCTCGACCGCATTCTCGACCGCGCAGGCATATGCCACGAGCGCCACCGCGAAGGCCGAAGACTTCATCAACTCGATGGAGTCTTCGCTGTTCACTGCGCCACAGATCAGCGTGCAGTGGACGACGCTGGCCGCGCCGACGATCTCCGCGCTGCCAGCCACGCCGACGCTGCCGACCATCGAGTTCACCGACCCCGGCACGGCCCCGCCCGCGCTGGCGGCGGCACCCGACGCCATCGTCTTCGACGAATTCACGGAGATCCCGCCAGTCATCACGCTGCCGACCGCGCCGAGCGTGAGCTACGGCTCGATGCCGACGATCCCGACCATCGCCACGATCACGGTGCCCGACGCGCCGACCATCGACACGATCACCGCGCCGACGCTCCTGACCCTTGAGACGGTGACCTTCGCGGGCCTGGACCTCCATCTGGACTGGCAGGCTGAACTGGAAGCGGTCCCCACGCTGACCCTGGCTGCGCCGACACCGTTCAGCTACTCCGTCGGCGCGGACTACAGTTCTGCGCTGCTGACCGAACTGCAGGCCAAGCTGCTGGACCGGCTGGCCGGCGGCACCGGGCTGGACCCGACCGTCGAGCAGGCGATCTGGGACCGCGCCCGCACGCGCGAGACGAAGATCGCCCTCAGCAACGAAGCCGAGGTGATGCGCAACAGCGAGGCGCTGGGCTTCCACCTCCCGGCCGGCGTGTCCGCCGCCCAACTGCGCGAGGCGCAGGCGAACTACTACGACAAGCTGTCGGAGCTGTCGCGCGACGTGATGATCAAGCAGGCCGAAATGGAACAGGCCAACCTGAAGGACACCATTGCCGCCGGCATGGATCTGGAAGGCAAGCTGATCGACTACAGCTTCAAGCTGGAGCAGCTCACCTTCGAGACCGCCAAGCAGTACGCCGACAACGCGATCCAAGTCCACAACGCCGCGATTGAGCAGTTCAAGACGCTGCTGCAACGCGCGCAGATCTACGCCGAGAACTACAAGACCCTGATCAACGCCGAGGAACTCAAGGTTCAGGTCTACAAGACCCAGATCGACGCCGAGAGCGCCAAGGCCGACATGAACAAGGCCATCGTCGACCGCTACAAGGCCGAGATCGAAGCGACGATGACCCAGGTGGAGATCTACCGCGCCCAGGTCGGCGCAGCCCAGACGCTGATGCAGATGGAGCAGATCCGGATCAGCGCTGCCGGCGAGCAGGTTCGCGCCTACATCGCCCAGGTCAACGCCGAGACCGCGAAGGTGGAAGCCTACAAGGCGTCGGTGCAGGGCGAGCAGCTTGTGCTCGATGTGTACAAGACGAAGGCGACGACGTGGCAGCAGATCGTCGGCGTCCAGATCGAACAGTCCCGCGCCCAGCTCGCCGAGTACGACGCCAAGGTGCGCTCCTACGTCGCGCAGTGGGACGGCTACCGCACGGCAGTGGGGGCTGAGACCGCGCGCATGGACGCCCTGGCCAAGCAGAGCGGCTCGCTGCTGGACGGTTACCGCGCTGCCGCTGCGGCCATCGAATCGAAGGCGAACATCGAGACCCGTGTGTGGGAATCGAACATGAAGCAGTACGAGGCGGGCGTCAACGTCACACTGCAGACCGCGAAGATCAACAGCGACGCGATCCTGACAACCAATGCCGCGCGCCTGGACGCCGCGAAGGTGGGGGCTCAGACCTTCGCCCAGCTTGCGTCGAGCGCCTACGGCATGGCCCACGCCACGACCAACCTGACCGGGAGCATCAACTCCGGGGTCTCCTACAACTACCAGGGCGAGGCGACTATCGAGTGGCCCCCGTTCGATCCGTGAAGCCTACAATCTAAGTTAGATCGAAGGAGAAAGACATGGCTGGAATCCCCGGGCTCGAAGTCAACGACATCGACATGGAGCAGTGGCGGCGTGCCGGGGGCACCCGCATCCCGGTGGGCGAGGCCACCGAGCGGACGATGGACGACTTCCGCCGCGCGCAGCAAGGCGCACGGCCGAACCCGAACATCGGCACGGACGGTCTCTCCGGTGAGGGCCGCGCGTATGCCAACCGTGGCGTCGGCCCGCACCCCCAGGCTCCGGGCGTGTCGCAACTCCCCAAAGGGCCGAGCGGCCCCGTGCCGGGCGCACCGGCTGGCGTGCGGGCTGCAGCGGCCGCAGGGCAGACGGCAGCGAAGCGAGGACTCGCGGCGCTCAGCGGGCCGGGGGCAGGGCTGGCCATGGCCGCGTACACGGTCGGCGACGCAATCGGCAGCGAGGTCTACGAGAAGGGCGTCCGCACCGACCCGTTCCTCGACCACGCAATCGGCGGGCAGGTCAACTCGCTCGTCCGCAGGGCCGGCTCGGCGGTGGGCCAGGAGTGGGGAGTGCCCGAAGTAGCAGGCCCTGGCGGCGGCGTCGTGCTGTCGCCCGAGGCGCGGGCGCGGGCTGGCGACCCCCAGCCGCTCGGCCGACTCCCAGGCTCCGCGAGCACCACCCCCAGCTTCCGCCCCGGTGAGGCCGGCGGTGGCCGCGGATTCGTGAACCCGCCCACGGTGCAGCAGTCCACCAGCCTGCGCGACACGCTGAACGGCGTGCCCAGCACATTGCCGGGGAGCATGACCGAGGGCGACATCTACAAGACCCGCGACCCGAAGACCGGCGCGGTGACCTACAGCGGCAAGAACGTCGGCCCGAACGCCCGCATGGTCAACGAGGACGGCACGCAGCTCAAGCAGGGCGGTACGGTGAGCACGGTGCCGGGGATGCCCCGCGCTGACATCGAGGCGGCTCTGGCCCGCAAGGCGGCGGGTGAAGCCGCGCAGCCGATGCAGACAGGTGTCGCAGTTATCGGCGCTCGCGGCTCGCGCATGGAGGACGACCTCCGCGCCAAGACCGACGCCCCGGAGCGCGACGCACTGCTGGGCTGGCGCATGAAGGCGGGCGGGCTGTCCCACCAAGACAAGCGCCAGATGATCGCCCTCGACAACCAGAACGCCGCCGACGCAGCGAACCGTGACGTGACGCGGCGCGGCCAGGACATCACCGAGCGAGGCAACATTGGCGCGCGAGACAGCTCGCGGCTGCAGGCCGAGGTGGCGATGCGCGGCCAGGACATCAGCGCCCGGGGCCAGGACTTGACCGCTGCCACGGCCCGCCAGCAGGGGCGTATGCAGCAGATGCAGAACGACCGGCAGTTCCAGCTCGACGTGGCCCGCCTGGGCAAGGATGCGGCGCAGCAGAACTTCCAGAACCGCCAGCAAGCAGTCAAGGACATGGACGCGCGCCTGGGCACGCTGTACCCGGGAGCGGACGGCAAGCCCGACGCGGCCCGCGTGGCGTCCATGAGTGCCGGCATCATGAGTGCCATCGCCGGCAGCATCGCCCAGCTCGAAGCGATCCCGCAGAACTCGCCCGACTACGCCGAGGCGCAGAAGCGCGCGGCGACCCTGCGTGAGAAGGGTGTCGCCAGCCTGGACGATGCGGCCCTGAAGCGCATGACGCTGCAGTTGGAGGTCAAGGAACGCAACAAGGAAGGGGCCAGCCGCTTCAACCCGTGGGCCGGCACGCACGTGCAGTCCGACAACCCGGCCGACTATGACGTGGTCGGTGTGGACCGAGGCATCACGCAGGACCAGTACCGGCTGCGTGGCGGCGGCTCGATGCCCGTCACCGACCTGCGCTACGACGAGGGCACCTCCAATCCGCTCCTACCCGACCTGAAGACCCGCACGAACCGCTTCGACGAACTCAAGGGAGCCCGCTGATGAGCAACGACCCGTTGGGCCTGGACATCATCCAGCGCAACAGCGTCACGCCCGAGGGCGTGCCCTTCGCCAACGACAGCAACATCGTGCGCGGGGCTCGCGCCGGCACGCTGGGCGCTGGCTCCCAGCTTCAAGCAGTTACCGGCCTCGTGGGCGAGGCTGCGGGCGCAGACGAGTTCGCCAAGGCCCGCTACGCCGAAGCCCAGCGCCTTGCGCTGCAGGCCCAGGAGACGGCCCCACGCATCACATCCTACAAGGACGTGAACGGCGTCCGTGACGCGCTGGACTACGCTGGGGGCATGGTGGGCCAAAGCCTGCCTTACGCGACCATAGGCGGCGCAGCAGCCCTGGCCACGGGCGGTGGGGCGATCCCCGGCATGCTGGCCGGCGCCACCGCCCTGACGCCCTTCGAGGCAGGCGACATCGCCCAGCGCCAGATGCTCGACCCGGCGCAGATGCAGCGCTCGGCCGGCGACCGCCTGCTCGACGCAGGCCTGGGCGGCGCGGTCAGCGCCGCGACCCAAGCGGTCGTGCCCAGCCTCGTGGCCGGCAAGATCCTGGGGCGCACCGCCAAGACCGTCGCGAAGCAAGGCACCGGCAAGATCCTCGGGCGCGGTGCTGCAGACATGGGCCTGGAGGGCGTGACTGAGGGCGCGGGCGAGGCGATCAAGCAGACGGCGTTCAACCCGAACGCCGCGCTCGACTACGACGCAATCGCCGAGAACGCCGTGGGCGGGCTGGCCGGCGGCGCAGCGATGGGCAGCATCGGCACGGGCGCGGAGCTGCTGCACTCCAACGGCGAGCAGATCAAGGGCTTCGTCGGCTCGGCCGCGAAGCCCCTGCAAGCCGGCGCGAAGTCCCTGATTGGCCGCGCCACCGGGCTCAAGGAGACCGTGGGCGAGGCACTCGGCCCTGACGGCTATGACCTGGGCGGCAAGACATCGAGCTTCGTCGGCAGCGCGAAGGACATGGCCACGAAGGGCATGGACGCCGCGCGGGCGAAGGTTGAGGGCTACGACCTGGGCCAAGCGCGCGACGACGCTGGTGCTGCGGTCGATGCCGTGACCAGCGCCTTCGACAAGGCCCGCAAGAGCACGAAGGGAATGATCGACCGCATCGCCGACAGCGAGGAGTTCGCCAACGCCAAGAACTTCGTCGGCAAGCAGGGCGAAGCCCTCAAGGAAGCGATCAAGATCGACGACGAGGGCCGGCTGGCTTCCATCCGCGACATGGCGAAGGAGCTGTGGGAGTCCAACATGCCGCCCGAGCGCCGCGAGGCCCTCAAGACGGCGATGACGAACCTGGGCGACCGGGCGAACCAAGCCTACATCGCCTCGGCGAAGAAGGCGAAGGACGCAGCGGCCGCTGGACGGCTGGCGGTCTCGGGGTTCAAGATGGGCGTCGACCGGATGCGCGCCGAGCGCCAAGCCGACAAGGGCGACACGAAGAAGTCTGAGGACTACGCCGGCGTCGACAAGGTCGTGAAGGACGTGATCGGCCCGTTCCTGCGCGAGCGCCTGCCGCACCTGTTGGAGGACGACTTCAGCTCGATGCCCGAAGCGCAGCGCAACGGCGCGCGCGAGCAGCGGAACTCAGCGATCAACGAGCTGGCCCCCGCACTGCGTGGACTGATCAGCGAGATGTCGGCGGACAAGCCCGTGTCGGTGGACACGTACATGAGCCTGCTGAACGTGGCCGGTGAACACACCGCCGAGATGCTGGACAAGGTCCACACCGCGATGAAGATCACCGACCCGGCGAAGGTGGAGGCGTTCTTCAGCGAGGTGAACAACCTCGTCGACGTGCAGAAGAAGCACGGCCGGCTGATCGACACGATGCGTGAGAGCCTCATCGACGGCCCCGACTCCGTGCACGTGAGCGACCTGCGCGAAGCTGCCGCCGAGATGCTCAAGTGGGCCAGCACGACCGGCCCGCAGAAGGACACCGGCTCCGCTGCCCGTCAACGCTTCCGCGACACCCGCGTGAAGGACGAGCTGACCAAGATGTTCGGCAAGAAGGCCGACACCGTGCTGGCGGCCGTGCAGTCGATGGTGAAGCAGACCGAGAGCCGCGCCGAGAAGGCCCGGGTCAAGTACGACGAGGAGGGCAACCCGCTCGGCGAGCACGGCGGCGACGCGCTGACCGAGGTGGTCGGCGGCACGAAGCTGGCGGTCTACCAGAAGAAGCTGCACCTGAACGCTGACGACGACCCCGGCAAGGCTGGCTTCCAGCCGGCGATCACGCAGTCCATCGACAAGGCGCAGGCCGCGAACCCCGACCGCAAGGTCCGCTACGCGAGCGCTGAAGAGCTGGGCATGGACCACCCCCTCGTGAAGGACATGCACACCGAGCTGGTGAAGCGTGGCCTCGCCGCTGACCTGGGGCTCGACGAGGCCCAGCGCTACGCCGACGAAGAGATCGGCAAGTACGGCGCAGCCGTGTCCGAGGCGTCCAACAGCCACCTCAGCATGACGGCCGACGAGCTGGACGCCGTGCGCCTGGACACGAAGGCCCACGGCCGCTCACCCTCGCGCCTGGAGGTTGACGACTTGAAGCTGGACGCGGTGAAGATCACCCGCGCGATGGCCGAGCGCTTCAAGGAGAAGGACCGCTACAGCCCGACTGACGAGCTGGGCCAGCGCTACCGCGCCGCCCACATGTTCATGGAAGGCATCGCCGCCGTGCAGGAGTACCAGGGCAAGGCGTTCGACATCCCTGATACGACGGTCATCGCCTTCATCGGCAAGACACCGCTGACCTGGGGCGAGGCGCGGAAGATGGACGTACGGACAAGGGCCGACAAAGCCGACGACCGCATCAAAGTGCTGAAGGACGCCGCCGAGAAGGAGGGGGAAGCCAATGTCTCCGAACTGAAGGACATGGGCGTGCGACTGACCTCCGACAACGTGCGCGATGCGTACGCCGAGGCACGGAAGAAATACGCCGAGCGCATCAAGAAGCTGAAGGAGATCGGCAACCGAGAGAACCTAGGAGAAGACCCCTCGTCCGCCGGAAACGAGCGCGCCGACCCGACCGGGTTCGAGGGCGGGGTGGAGCGCGGCCTGCAAGGCCCGAGCAGGAAGAAGCTCGCGGAGCGGATTGCCAAAACCGGCCTGGAGATCCAGCGGCTGACAAAGGCTATGGCGGCTGACGGCCAAGGCGACGTTGCGGACCTCGCCCCGCAGCTTTCAGCCCTCGTGGACCGGATGGAGCGACTGACCGCAGCCGCCCTGAAAGGGCAAACGAAGCTCGAAGACCTGGGCACCGGCCAGCGCGAGTTCGACCCGTTCGGCCCGACGTTCCAGAACGGCCGCGACCTCGACGCGTCCGGGCGCGGCCCGATCAACACCGACGGTGGCGAGAAGCGCGAGGGCGGCGGTGCTCCGAGCCTGCTGGGGCGGCGACGCGACCGCAGGCCGCTACCTGCCCCCGACAAGCGCACGGCCGCTCAGCGCAAGGAAGACGACGCACTGCGCGCAGCCGCGGGCAAGGCGGCACGTGCGTTCGCCCGAGGCGACGTGGACAGCGACACCATCGCATTCAGGCACGACGGCCGCGACTACTCCGTCCGCCAGATCCGCCCGGGGCAGTGGGAGATCCTCGACGCCGAGAACAACGTGCTGCAGTCCGTCTCGAAGCCGAGCAAGGCGAGCGCGCCGGCCGACGACATGGAGGACGGCCCGCCGCTGAGTGCTTACGACGAGGAGGGCACCCCAAGCCCAAAAGTCGTAGCCGCCAAGAAGGCGGCATTCCTGACGAAAGCCCGCTCTGGTGATGCCGCCCTGATCAAGTCC